TAAATGTTATTCGCGGGTAAACTTTTCCATATTAGCGCTCCCCGTAAGTATATCATTACCTGATGATTCAAAACTTTTAGTGGAATCACCCTGCTTTCTTTTGTCTATCATTTGCATTTGTCTATCAGCTTGCTGATCTATTCTTTGATCTCTTCTATCTTCCCTCATCATTTCCATAGATCTATTGTTTTGAGTTTTCATACCTTCTAATTGAGAATTTAAATTAAACTCAAATTGCATTAATTCTTTTTTAGCAGCTACTTCTTGTTTTAAGTAAGCTATTTTCATTTGATTTCTTGACTGCTCCATTTGAGCATCTATTTGCATTTTTTGTTGATTCTTTTGCATTTCAGCTTGAGCGGCAGCTTGTTGAGCTTGTTGATTAGCTTGGGACTGCGCTTGTATATTTTGTTGTTGCATTTGTTGATCTCT